AAATTAATAGCTCCACCACATTTCTGTAATATATCAAGGACATTATAAGACTTTCCAGCCTTTTCAGATCCTTCGTTTTTATCGGTGAAATCGGTGAGAAGATTTTTATCAGGAACATAACATAAACTTGGACTATTATCTTCGCGCCAAGAGATTTTAGCTCTCGGCCTTGACTCCACTCTTACAAATTCTTCTCCAGTTAATTTTGTGTAAAGTTGATCAATCGGAATTTTTGATTTTACACTTTCCACAAATTTATTAAATTCAGAAGTTACCTTATCTTCTTCGTCTGACACTAGGACTCCAATTAAAGTGATTTTGCTTTTTCTAGATAATAATCTTTTAGGAATTTATCAAGTTTCTTACGTGATTTTACTGCTGCCCATATTTTACTTTCAATAGTGTTTGATGTGACTAATTTATACTCAGTAACTTCTCTTGTTAAACCACGTCTATAGTTTCTATCATGCGACTGTGCATAAAACTCATAATTTTCAGTACATGAATAGTAGAATGATGCATTAGATTTTAACCACGTATGGCCGAACATGGCTGCTTGTGGCATGGCTACCATAATTCTACAACTTTTATCATTTAGCCATCTATCTAGTAATTCATTGCGTTTAGTATCATTTAAACCACCATAAATATAAGAAGCTATATCCTTATACTTATTATAGATTGTTTCGATTTCCCACCTAAAGGTTGCCCATACTATAATGTTATTGTCATCAGATTCAGCTAAGAACTTAGTAATAAAGTTATCTAATGCTTCTAGCTTAGCATTCCATGGTAAAGATACTCGATGTATCTTACCATTTTTATCTTCTACTACCGTGAACCCATTCATAATCTGCATTAAACGAATTCTGACCGCAACTTCATGTTGAATTCTTAATTTACCATCTATTATTTCTCCATCATCTCCAAAACCTTGTACGGCACTTATATAATCTTTCTCTATCTTTTTATAAAGCTTCATATGATCTTCATGAAGATCTACGTTTATAGTAACGAAGCTCCTAAGAGGGAGGTCGTAAACGTCTGAGCGTTTAATAAAGTAAGAAACAAGATCTATGCGCTTACGAATTTCTTGTTCTGCGTTATATCTTGGGAAATATTTCATAACTGGACCAATTGATCTTTGAGCACCATATCTAGATTCAAATTGACTATATGAATCTCCTAGAACTGATCCTAAAGCCTTCATTTGTCCCCAGATTTGGAAAATTGAATTTGGAGCAACAGTTCCTGATGCTAGAGATATATATTTTGCATATTTACTTATTTTTATAAATGCACGAGTTCTATAAGATGAATGTCCTTTTAATGAAGAAGATTCATCATAGTAAATTGCATCAAATTTTTGCATTTCGAAAAAATTATCTTTGATATAACTATGTTCTCCAGTTTTAGTTTTTTCAAAACACCAATTTTGCAGTTTATCATAATTAATGAATGATATTTGACCATCGCAAAATAAATTGTCAGGATCTCGTAGATTGAATGGTTTAAAATCGGAAAATTGACGCAAATCTTTAAACCATACATTATCATTTAATAACGATAAAGGTGCAAATACTATTGGTTTACGAATTAAACCATCATGTAATAATTTACCTAAAATGAATATACCTATTGGAGTTTTACCAGTACCTTGCTCAGCAAAACATCCAACCTTCTTTGCTTTTAATGCCCAAAGCACCATACGTTTCTGGTGCATATCAGCTTCGATTTTAGGAAATAAATAAGGGAAGCTTTGTTCCTCCCACATATCATTAATATCATCTATAGGTAAATTTTTAATACTTGCTGCATCTTTGTACAATTTAATTTCATTACGTAGATTTTCGATAATTGGTAAAACTCTGTCATCATAAATAATAGTGTGTCCAAGTTTTGTCTTATTAGTCGTAAATAAATCCGATAAATTCCATGGGGACATGTTCATATAATAGGAACAGAATTTAGATTTAGTTTCCCATCCAAATAATGAAACGTCCGCATCGGTTTCTATTAAAAATTGATCTGGACGTTTTTCATCCATGGATATATTTATTTTAGACATTCAATCCATTTCTCCCGTAAGCCTTCCCAACTAAATGGAATTGCTTTATTCCAATCTACAAATTCCTCTAAATCATAATACATTAAATATCTTATCTGTTTTTCTAAATAAAGTAACCCAATACACATAGCTCCACTTTTAGCTCGCTCCTCTAAGGTATCTAGCTGTAATTCCTTAAATGGATAAAGGTTCCGATAGCTAAAAGTATTAATTAATTTAGCTTCAGCATATACGGGCATTGATTTATATATCGCAAAGATATCCGGCTCACCCTTCATATCGGGTTTTATTACTTTTTCTATAAACAGTAATTTTCCATACTTATCTTTTTGTTCTTTTATAAATATTTGTGATCCATTAGATTCGCTCATATACACAGTTAAAAAATAAAGGGTGCGTGATTGCACCCTTTATTGTAGCACGATTCTAGTTCTCAGGAAACAGCTACTTCCTGAAGCTCTCGGTTATTCGGTCGTTCTTCAACTTCCTTACCGAGTTTCTTATCGAACCACTTCTTTTCAATGGGAGCAACATCCGTAGCCTGCTTCCCATAATAAAGCTTGTCGGGACGATATACCGAAGTTCGATCAAGACCGGCACAGAAAGCGTTGAACAGAATTCCATTCAACAGTTCCTTTGCGCTTTCGGAATTCTCCATTTCTGAAGATTCCACAAATTGGGCGATATTGGTCTTTTGATTATACAGAAATCCAATTTCGAACATTTGGACTTCCATATTGATCGCATCGACCCGCTTCACCCTGATCGTTCCACCACTCATTGTAGTAGTATTGCGAACAATCTTTAATTCAAAAATTACTTCCTTGTCATTAATGTCACTGGAGCTATACTTATCGATACGTTCCTTAAGAGGTACGATGGTAAGCTGACCGCCAATGGACTTATTCGGGGTAATGACGGTTCGCAGCGTTACCGGTTCCCCATTGGGGCCAGCAATGATAACTGCTTCTCCGTGCTTCGAAGTTCCGAAGCCCCGTTCAGTAAGAAAAATGTTTTTAGAAGCCATTACAACTTCCTTTCCAAACTACTCTCAAACGAGAGATATTATGGTGAATAGCGATATGCATTCACTCCATATATATTATAACAAAAAAGTGGCTTGTTTTGCGCGGTTATTTAAATAATCTTCAATCCATGGTTCAATTATATTTTTAACTATTTGATCATATTCTTCTTGAATATCTTTTGGAACATAACGCATTGATGTTAAGAGCTGTAATTCTTTTTGAACTTCTTTATTCAGTTCACATCTACCATTTCCATTATGGGCATCTTTCCTATGGCATTCTTCACATAATGTAATTAAATTATTAATATCATAAACCGAATAAAAATCTTCTTTTTTATCAAATTTAAAATCAGAGTTTAATTTTATTGGAACTATATGATGCATGTTAAAATACATATTTTTATTACCATAACATAAATTACATGTATAATTATCTAATTTAAAAATTAATTGTTTAATAGGATTACATATACCCATTCTCAAAGAGTTATTTAAATCGGTTAATCTTATTCCTCCATTTTCTAAACGAATTCTTTCATCTCTTGCTTTTTTAGCGGCAATCATATTGTTATATTGAGAACATTTACATGATTTAGTTTTACTATTAATTACATCTCGTGGTTTTGTTTGAAATATTTGATTACATTTTGGACATAATACATTCCAATAATCCATACCAGAATCTTTTTCTGGAATAACCGGATCAATTATTTTAAGATTATTTTCAGATATATAATTTCTATAATTTATTTTTTTAGTTCCTATACTAAGACCATTATTATTTTCAATTTGTTTATTCATTCTTATAGTTGATGCTTCTCGTCTATAACATCCACAAGAAACAGTTTTTCCTCGTTTAACTTCAGAAGGTTGAGTGATAAAAATTTTTCCACAAAAACATTTAAGATACCACATATCGTGGCCTCCAAGTTTTGTTTCATCATAAGGTTTTATTACTTCACAATTATGATATACTTGACCCTGCCAATCGTTGGGATGTCTAGACATTTTTCACTCTCCATAAAAAATGGTATCATAAGGAATGACACGTGTCAATTAAAATTTCAAATTCAGACTTCATACAAAAAGTTATGAGACTTGATGGAAGATTATGGAGATTTAAAGAAAGACCATATATTTTTCCAATTATTAACAATATTGCTAAAAGAACTCTTTTACTTGCAGCACGACAGACTGAAAAATCTACTACAATGAGTGGTAATCAAATTGCTAATGCTTGTTTAAATCCATATACTAGTTCTTTATATGTTGCTCCTACCTTCAAACAATCTGGGGTCTACTCACGTAAGAAAATAGATGAAATATTTGAAACATCTCAGCTTTTAAATAAAACTTTTTATCCGGGAATTAAAGGTTTTAGAATAGAAGAAAAGCGTTTAAAAAACCTATCTACTTTATATTTTCGATCTGCATTTCACGATGCAGATAGTATTCGGGGATTAACAATTGATTATCAGTATCATGATGAAATTCAAGACCAGTTAGAAGATGTGGCACCAATAATTGAGGCATGTTCTCAGAAACGTAAAAATGCTAAATATATGTATGCAGGAACTCCTAAAACTTTAGATAATAATATACAGAAAAAGTGGGAAAAATCTTCGCAAAATGA